CAAAGATCATGCTTTTGGGGTTATCCCGCTCGATCACGCACGGGAAATGCCACGCGGCCACCCAGCTTGCAATATCTTCTTTAGTTTCGTCCTCTTCCCGCCAGAACGGGTTAAGGCTTTCCAGCGGTATCACAAACTCATACAGCACCTCTTTACGCTCTACCTTTGGCTCTCCGTGCGTCCGGCAGTTGATAATACGGCGGAAACCGCCGTACTCATACAGCAGCGTACCGTCAAGCTCTGGGTTAAGTATCTTAAGCATGGTACGGCGCAGCTGTAACGCCTGCGCCTTGTCCCGTGTGTTGATATGCCCCACGATCTCTATATCCCTTGCCTCAATACGCTGCCCTACGTAGGTATCGCCGTGCTGCCCCATGCTGTTTGTGCTGTAAAGCACGTTCTTTACCCCCGCAATACCCGTAACGTCCTTGCTGATATTGCAGTGATAGATACTGTCTAAACCCAGCTCTAAGCTCTCGCCTCTTTCGTTCGTAAAAATCAGTTTTTCACTCTCCATGCGCTACACCGTCCTTGCTATCAGTCTGAATTGTCTCGCCGCCTCTTTCTGCTGCTTTGCATAGTCCGTGTTCTCGGCGTGGATATGCTGAATTACAACAAAACTGCCGCCTGTGCTGCCGTTTCCGCCTCTCGGTCTTGGTTTCGGCTCTCCGCCGTCAAAATCAACGTCCTTATCTGCCTTTACCTTTGCGCCTACGTCAAACTCTTTCGGTATGCTGTCCTCAATCATCTTGTTTACGCTGCCGATCTCTTCGGCAAAGCCTACGCCCACGCCCTGCGCCAGATATACGCCGATCTCGTCACGCATGAGCTTTGACGGGCTGGCAATTCCGAAAAGGTCTTTTAAGAAGTCGGTCACATTTCCTACCCAGCCGCTTATTTTGTCCTTTATCCAGCTCGTAGCTCCGCTTATGCCGTTCCAGATACCCTCTACCATGTTTTTACCAAAGCCAGCAAACGTAGAGCCGATATTAGAAAAAGTGTCCTTAATGCCTGTAATAACGCTTTTCATGCCCTCTACTGCTTTGTTTTTTACCTCTGTACCCCATGTAGCCACTTTGGATACTGCGGCAGAAATGTTGTTGTAAATCTTCTGCGGGATTTCCTTTACCACGGTCACGATACCCGTAACCATGTTATTCATTACTTCTTTGGCTTTCGTGAGCATATTTGTACCCCACGTCGCTACTTTCGTAACTGCGCCTACAATGCAGTTCCAGATTTTCTGCGGTGTCTGCGTTACGATCGTCACAATGCCCGTAAGCATGGTGTTCATTACTTCTTTGGCTTTCGCCACCATGTTTGCGCCCCACGTCGCCACTCTGGTAACGGCGCTTACAATGCTATTCCAGATTTTCTGCGGCGTTTCTTTCACAATGGTTACAATGTTCGTAAGCATGGTGTTCATTACTTCTTTAGCTTTCGCCACCATGTTTGCGCCCCACGTCGCCACTCTGGTAACGGCGCTTACAATGCTATTCCAGATTTTCTGCGGCAGCTCCTTTACAATGTCTATAATCTTTGTCACAAACTCTGTAATAACCGTGCCGCCTTTTTCCTGCATACTTGCGCCCCACTCGGCAATTTTGGTTATGCCCGCAGCGATCGCCTGTGGTATCAGTGTTGGCAGCTCCGCCAGCTTTCCTATGATTGTTGTAACCAGCTGCCCTGCTGCCGATAAGATTTTAGGCAGCCCCGTAATCAATCCTGTTACGATCGCTGCTATAATCTGTGGCATTGCCTCGATCAGCAGAGGGATAGCCTCTATAATGCCGTCTATAAGCGCTACCATGATGTCGCCTGCGCTCTCCAAAATCAGCGGTATTCCCTCTACCAGCGCCTCTACGATTGCTGTTATGATCTCCGGCAATGCCTCGATCAGAACGGGCAGCGCCGCTACAATTCCCTGCGCCAGCCCAGTAATCAGCTGTAATGCCGCCTCGATCAGCAGAGGTAAATTTTCAATCAATGTTTCTACGATATTTGCTACTACGCTTACGATTGTCGGCAGCAATGTAGGTAACGCCTGCCCTATCCCGTTTGCAAGGCTTATGAGTATCTGCATACCAGCCTGTAAAATCTGCGGCAGCAATTTTATAAGCATGGTGGCAATGTTGGTTATTACCTTTGTCATAGTCGGCAATAACGTAGGCAGTGCGTCTATGATACCCTGCGCCAGTGCCTCTATAATTGCTGGTGCGCTTTCCAGCACTGCGTCTGCAATTTGCGTTACTACTTCCAAAATCTGCGGTATTGCCTCTGTAATGCTGCCGATTATCCCAGTAACGCCCTCTTTGATCTCCTGCCCTGCCTCGTCCTGTCCTGCCATAAGGTCGCTTAATCCGTTCAGTACCAGCGTAAGCGACGGCAGCATTTCGCCCGTTATGGAATTTTTCACGCCCGTAAACGTGCTTTGTAATCTGGTCTGTGCGTCACAAAAGGCGGCGCTTGCCGCTACCGCCTCGTCTGACATGAGCATACCGTATTTTTCACATTCTTCTTTTGCTGCCTTTGTATCCTCGCTTGACATATTCAGCAGCGCCGCCATATCTGTTGCGGATTTTCCCAGCAAGTCCGTTGCTGCGCTTGTCCGCTCTGCTCCCTCGCCCATATCCTGCAATGCGGATATGACAAGCTCTAGCTGCTGCTCCTGTGATTTTCCGTTTAAGTCCTCAATGGACAAGCCCACGGCGTTTAATTTTTCCTTTGCTGTATCGCTGCCGCTTGCAGCGTCTGTGATAACTCCGCTTAAGGTTTTCATGCCGCCTTGCAGTTTTGTTACATCAGTACCGCAAAGCTGAAAAACATAGTCCCACTCTTGATACGCCTGCTTGCTGATACCTATTTTCTGGCTCATTTTGTCTATCGTATCGCCTGTGCTGGCTGTCTCTGTCGCCATATCATATAGCTGTTTTCCTGCTGCCACTGCCGCCGTGCCTATTGCCGCTACTGCCGCAGCGCAGGCTTTCCCCACGGTTGCAAGCGTATCTTTCAGCCCGCTAAATTTTCCTTTTGCGTCCTCTGCCTGCTTTCCGCTGTCCTCTACCTCGTCGCCCATGCCGTCCGCTGCTTTTTCCGTTTTTTCCAGCTCTGTAGCCGTCTTTCCCAGCTCTGCCTCGGTATTTGCAAGGGCTGTTTTCTGGTAATTAAGCTGTGTTTCCAGCTTTTTACTTGCCTCGCTGTTGTCTCCTGTAGCCTCTTTGCACTTCGCAAGGGCTTTTTCTGTCTCTTCTACCTTTTTCTTTTGTTCCTCATAGGTCTTTTTTAATACTTCCTGCTTTGCTTTCAGCGCCTCGCTACTGCTTGCGTTGTTCTTATATTCAGCCGTTACAAGTTTCATTTCCGAATTAAGCAGCTTAAGGGTGCTGTTAATCTCCTTGCAGGCTGCCTTATACTGCGCCTCGCCGTCAAAACTAAGTTTGGTTTTAATATTTTCTGTTTTATCAGCCATTGATTAAAAGCCCCCTAACGCTACGTCTATATCGTCCATTCCCTCTGTTGCTGTCGGCTGCGCTGCCTGCTCCTGCCGGAAAATGTGCGGGTTGTACTCCTTGTGATACCCAAACAATTTAATGATCTGGTATGGTGTCTTTTTCCACGCCTCTTTTTCCGTATAATGCAGCATTGCCATTGCTATATAAAGCAGCCGTGCGGTGTCTATGCGTCCTGCACGGCTGCTGCGTTTCCCTCTTCGTTATCGTCTGCCTCTGCTGCCTCTTCTGGCTCTTCTCCGCCATTTACGGAATGTACGAACGCTGCGAAAATTGCGTCTTTCACAAGCGGCAGATTTCCTACGTGTATCATTTTTCCTACCTGTTTCTCCGTAAGCTCCGTTTCTCCCTCGTCCAGTCCCTCATTGATAACAAGGGTAAGCAGCCAGCGCAGGTCTTTAATCATGTTCGGGTTACTCTGGTCAAAAGCCTTGTCCAGCTTGTCATAGCCCCCAAACCTATCCTGCATTTCGTCCAGTGCATTAAGGGAAAACAGTAAATGATATTCTTTTCCGCCCAGCTCCACGGGGAAACGTCCGTCTTTAATTGCGCTCATATCAATAAATTAAGGCGCAGCTATGCGCTGCGCCTTGCTCCTTTCCTCTGATTTCTGATCTTTTATGCTGTCTGTAATGCTGCTGCCTTGTCCGGCACTTCCGTAAACCACGTTGTCGCCGCCTCGTCCGTTTCCGCACCCACAAAGTCTGCTTTCCAAAGCCCGTCTTTCTTTCTGGCGGTAAAGTCTGCCTCAATGTCCGGCGTATTAAACTTAATGCTTTCGCCTTTCGTCTCGTACTTCTCGGACGGTACTTTAAACTTGGCTTTCAGCAGCCAGACGTAGCGGTATTTCCCGCCTGTTTTCTTGGCTCTAAAGCCTACGGCTACATACGGCGGCTCGTCCTCTTTCCCAGCCCATACTACTTTATTCTGGTCTACTGCCTGCCCCAGCAGCTCCGCCAATACCTCCGGTGTAAGGTCTTTTACACCCAGTTTCAGTGTGCCGCTTGCAAACTCCGTCACGCTCTCGCTTAACGTATCGTCTGCATACAGGCTGCCGTCTGCCGTCTTTACGGACAGATCAGCAGTCATAGCCTCCGCCATTTTCTTAGGCGTTTCGTATGTCTCCACGCCGTCCGTCTCTTTGCATAATGCGTAGTACAAATCTCTTAAACCTAACGTCATTGCCTTATCACTCCTTTAAATTTTCGATCGTTATAGGCACAATCCAATAGCCTGTATCTGTCTCGTAGTTCTCCGTATCTACGCTATTGATATAGTACCCTGCTGCCCGCAGCGCATTAAGAATTGCTGCTAATTTTTCCTCATGGTTGCCTTTGCAGATCAGCGTAACTCTGTATAATTCCCTGCCGCTGCTTTCCTTGTCGTCGGCGCATACCGCAGCGCCGCCCAGCAGCCGCAGAAAAGTTATATACGCCTTTGGCTTTTCTTTTCCCGTATACGCTCCCCTCTGCGCAGGCAGTCCCGTACTTTCCAGCACGTCTTTTAAACTATCCATTGTTTTCGCTCTCCCATATCTGCCGCTGCGCCTCTACCACTTTTTCGTGTGCCTTTGCGTTTGCCGTCGTCATGTACGGTCTTGCTGGCTGGCTGCTTGTGCCATATTCTGCCACAAAGCCGATTGTAGCGTAGCGCACCTTGCTTTTATCGCCTTTCCTGTCATTGCCGTGTTTTGCCCTGCCCTGTGGGTATACCTCTACGTATTTCTCTGTATCGTCTCCCTTGATTTCCGTAGCCTTGATAGATTGTATAAAGCCTGCGGTTTCCTCAATCCCCATAGCCCTTGCCTCTGCTTTCTGTGCCTCGATCAGCACATCTGCGCCCGCTTGCAGCATTTTAGGCACTGCCTCTACGGTTGCCTGCTCCCGCCTGCTGAAAGCCTCTATAATATCTTCTAAGCCCACGGTGTTAAATTCTCCCATGATCTACGCCCCGCTTTCTTCGCCCTTGTGGCGCAAATCCGTTAGGGTAAGCTCTATGGTATCGTCGTCAATATCGTAGGTCTTAAGCACGAAAAAACGCCGCCTGTCAAGCTCGGCGGTGTCCTCGCCCTCGTAATCTGCCCTGTGTACGTCTATTTTCGCCTCTACCACTTTGCCTGTCTGCTGGCTCTTGAAATACTCATTGTAGCCCACGGATTTTTTGCTGCAAAAAACTGTACGGCTGCTCTCTTCCGGCTGATTTTCAAAGCCATCACTGTCCACCCGCTCCCCTGCCTGCTGCTCTTTGATAAGTGTAATTTCATCTACCCAGTTTGCCATATCATGCCCCGCTTTCTTCGCCTGCGGTGTCCGTTTCGGACACGTCCGGCGCTGCCGCTGTTTCCTCGTTGTACTCCATTGACATTGCAAGGCGCATTTTCAGCGTGTCGTATGACTGTCTAAACTGTGCTGCCTTATCGTGGTATCCAAACTCTGCCTTGCAGTAAAGCGTTACCGCCCGTATAATCAGCTTGTCTTTCTCGTCCAGCCTTTTAATGCCGTCGTTTTTCAGATCAGCCATGCAGGCTGCTATACAGTCCTCTATCTCTTCCGTTATCTTCTCGCTGGTGCTGCTGATACGCAGCGCCGCCCGCATTTTCTCGGTTAATGTAGTGGCATTTGCCGCCATACCCTGCACCCTCTTTCTTTAAAAGGCAGAACGCAAGCGCCCCGCCTCTCCCTCTCATTCTACGATCTTGGCTACCTCTGCCCTTACCAGCTCGTCCGCACGCTGCCTGCTTACCACAAACTCCGTGCCAGCCTCTACGATCTCGTTTAACTGCTTATCCAGATACCGCATTGCAGCCTTAACCTTTACCTTTCCGGCGTTCTGCTGCTCTTCCAGCGCCTTTGCGGCTGCTGCCTCGGCTGCGGCTGCCTCTTCCGGCGTTACCGTCCCTGCCTTGTTGCCGTCTTCGTCATAGGTATTTACGCTGCCGTCCTCGTTGGGCGTTAATGCTCCCTCCGGCACGTTGTCCGTAGCCACCACGCCTGCTGCTACCTGTACGTCTTTATCGGCGGCAGCCTTTCCTGCTGCCGTCTTTGTCGTCGTCTTTTTCTTCGTCCCCGTCTTTGCGGTTGTATTTCCTGCCATTACGCTACCTCTCTTTCTTATGCGCTTGCGATCTTCTTAAGGGTTACAAGGCTGTTTACATCAACTACCTTGCCGTCTACCAGCATGATACCCTTTGTTACCTGATCGTCCGTGTCGTTGTCCTCATACTTCTTAATACCCATAGCGTAGTTGGTATTAAGCACATAGTCTTTGAAATTGAAGAGGAAGCCAAACACTGTGCCAGCCGTTAAAGACTTGTCGTAGCTCGTCACGTAATCGCAGCATACTACAGGTCTACCCAGCAGCACACGCTCCGGCTTTCCGCCAATTCCGTAGTTTACCCTGCCGATCGGCTGCCCGTTGGTATCCGTCAGTCCGTAGTAGAGCATAAAGGTTTTCTTGCTCATGCACCATACCGCCCCGTTCTCGTATGCCTGCGGTAACGCCGCCTCGGCTGCGATCAGATCGGCGTAGCTCGGCTCTGCGCTGTCGATTGCCTGCCCTGTTGCGGGTGTCTCGGCTAAAATTCCTTTCGGCTTTCCCGTGCCGTCGCCGGAAATGATTGCCTGCTCCAGCGCCTTTGTCATAGCCTCAACAATATTGTTGATAAGCAGCGTTTCAAAAGCGCTGATTGCCATTGTATCTACTTCCAGAGATACCGCTACTGCGCAGCGCAGCTTATGGTATGCAAAAGTAATCATGCCGTCTTTGGAAATGTTCTTTTTCTGCTTGTCGCTGCCTGCTCCCTCGTTTACCCATGTAGCCGTAGGCTTAACCGTAGATACGGGGATAGCCACGCCACCCTTGTACGCTGTCCTCGTTACAAGGGCTAAGATCATGCCCGTGCTTTCCAGCTTTTCTACGATCTGGTTAAGCACTGTGGTAGGAATGGTAGCGCCTACGTCCGTGGTCTTGCTTACTGCGTCCGCCCTGTACTCTTTCGGCAGCGCAGTACCACGGCACACGTACTGCATGAACGCCTTGCGGTATGCCATGCTGCCGTATTTATCGCCGTCCTCTCCTGCTCCGTCTGCTCCCTTGAAATTACGCAGCACCGTAGGCGCTGTGCCGTCTCCGCCCTCGCCGCCGTCTACAGGCTCTCCCGCTGCGATCTTTCCCAGCAGTTTCTTTCTTTTCTCGGCTGCGTCGATCAGCTTGGTGCGCTGCTCCTGCAACTCGTCTACCTCTGTTCCCAGATTAGTAATTTCCTCGTCGGTCAGTTCCGCTGCTCTGGTGTTCAGCCCGTTCTTGATCTGGGCTAATCTCGCCTCAATTTCTTTTAAAGTTTTCATGCTCTTTAATCTCCTTTTCTTGTTATAAGCTCGCCTTGATCTTTAGTATCGCCGCCCGCCTCTTAAGCCGCTCCTGCTTTTCCGCCTCGTAACTCCTACGGGCGAAACTGCGGGCGCTTATTTCAGTATCGGCGTTGGCTGGTATGCTCACTGCCGATACATCATAAACTTTCTTGATCTTTAAAATTGTTCTGGTGTGCGTTGCCCTGTCGTAGCTTTCCTCGGACACGGTAAACGCCCATGACATTTTATTTATCATGCCTGCGTCTATGTCTTGGTAAAGCCCACGGGCTAGGTCTGTCTTTCCCAGATCGGCTGCAATCAAAAGCCCTTTGTGATCTGGTATCAAAATAAGCGTCTTGTTTGACTGTCTGGCAAATACCCTGCCCTCATGGTCGTACTGCATGATAACGTCGCTTATGTCTGCGCCGTCCAGTGCGTGTGCGTCTATGCGCTCGTAGTATTTTGTGCCGTCCTCAAACTCATAGAGCAAGTACGGCTTGTCAAACGTGGTTGCGTAGCCCTCTACGTAATACTCGGTATCAATCCGCTTTATAGCTGCCTGCGCAGATAAAGGCGCAGCAAGCGCCCTGTACTCCCTTTCTTTCTTCACTGGCATTTCTGCACCCTCTTTCTATGTATTGTCCGGCTCTTTCGGCTCTGCTGGCGGCTCTTCCCCGCCGTCCGGCTTATTGTCCGGCTCTTTCGGCGGCTCTTCCCCTGCCTGCCCGCTGCCTGCTGCCGCTGGTACTTGCTGTACGATAATTTGCGGCTGGCTTGTGCTATTCTTCAGCTCGCTTACTTCCGTGTATTCCTTGCGTATATAGTATTTGTCCCCGTCCTCTACGTGCGCCATGTTCCATATATCCATTACGCCGTTACGGTTTAATAACGCACGGTCAAAAAGCTGCGTGCTTACCTGTAGCTTTGTGGCATTGCTGGCATACTGCAAACGGTTTGCGGAAAAAACAATAGCGTTTCCGCAGGCTATCTCACGCTCCGTAAATGTCATATTTGTCATTACAAGCGATAGCTGTATAGCGAACGGCTCTATTTTTCCCTCGTAATAGGCGTTCCACGTCTCTTCTTTGAAATTGTTTTGCAGTATCTCCATATTTGTACCAAAATGCGTGCATACGTTGTTCTGTATGTGCTGCATTTGCAGGGCGTTTGGCGTGTACGGCTTGCTCTCTACCTGTTTCAGCTCGGAAAACTTATTGTCATAAATAATCATGCCGCTGTCATTGTCTGCGCTTAAATTATCCTCGGTAAAGCGCTGCCGCTCTTTCTTAATATCCTCTGGTTTCAGCATATTTGCCACTTTTGCCAGAAACCGGATATTTGCAGAATTTTTAACGGCGTTTATAATGCCCTCGTTCTGCGTGTGTATCAGCTGCATAGTCGGCTTAAGCGTTCGGTTATCCTCTCCGAAAAGTTCATCTGTATACTCAAAATCCGTAAGTATCCCCACCCGCTCAAACTCAATAGCTGCATGGTCGCCGTTGGCAAACTGATAACGTAAATATACCTGTCCTGCTGCCTCTACCACCTCGCAGCGCTGCGCCCGCAGCGGATACCAGCCACATAAGCCGCCCCTGTCGTCCTCGATCGGCACAATAAAAGCGGTATGCTCTACTGCTACGTAGGTGGCAAGCCGCTTAATGAATTTCGTGGTATCCATGAAATAGTTAGGTCTATGCTGCAATGTCCTTTCCAGCGATTTTAAAGCGCTGCCTGTGATCTCCGGCTTTAGCTTGCTACAATGCGTAGCAAAGTTATTTACCGCCGTTCTGGTTAAGTCCATTTCATATACGCCGCCGTTGTAGCTCGTAAACGTCGGGCTGTATCCGTTCAGCATTTTAAAATAGCTGTCGATATACCGCAGCTCTTTCCCATGAAAAAGATAGTCTAAGAATTTTATAACGCTCACGCTCCTTTCTATGCGGCATTTTTAAGCAGCTCGCCGCACTCTTCCCAGTATTTCTGCCGCACGGTCATTGCGTCTATAACAGATACAAAGCCGTCGATATGCGCCCGCTGCTCTATCTTGATCGGTCTGAATTTCCTTGTTTCCATGTTGTGCTTAAGCGCCACGTTTAAGAAATGCCCCTTAAGCAAATTGTTATCTGCAATCTTAAAATTGCCGTCCTTTATGATGCCCTCAAACTCCCGTATGACTGGCGTTAAGTTTTCGCCTTGGTACACGTCGTCCATATGGAAACCATAATTTGCCATATCGGTAATAAGGTACTGGGCGCTGTATCGGTCATAGCCGATTTTCAGCGGTCGTATACCGTAGGTTTCCAGCAGCATTACAAACCATGCGTATACGTCGTGGTAATCTACGTAGTTCTCGCCGCTTAAGGTTATCAGCCCCTTTTTCACAAACAGGTCATACGCCACGCCGTCCGTAGCCTGTAGGTATTCCAGCCGCCCCCGTGGCATAAAGAATTGAGTAAAGGCGTACAGTACGCCGTCTTTCTCAATTACCACGCTGGCTGCCGTCAAGTCCGTAGTCTGTGACAGGTCAATACCACCCACGGCGTAGCAGTCCCTAAAGTCCTCTAAGGTCTTTTCAACGCCTGCGCCGTCTACCGTCGTGTATTCCAGCCATGCAATAGAGCTGTTCTGCTTGATATTGCAGTATTTTGTAATAAACTCCGCCTTTTTGCTTAAGCTGCCCTCCGCTATTGCGATCTCGTCCATAAAAAAGCTCTCTTGTACTGATACGCCCATGTTAGGGTTAGCTTTTTTCAGCTCTTCTATATCGTTCCACTTTTCTATGTCGTCGATCATGTATAAGAACGGCAAAAGCCGTCTTTCCTTACTGTTGCCTTTTAAAAAGCTGGTGCTGCGTTTCATCAGTTCATCATAAATACTGTCGTTGATGTATCCGGCAGTGCTTATGCTCAATATCATAGGCTGTCGCCGTGCGCCCAGCGCAGATTTCATAACCTCATACTGCTTAAGCCCAGCGTCCCCGCTCCATGCTGCCATTTCATCACATACCACAAGCTGCGGGTTAAAACCGTCTGATTTTTTCGCATTAAAAGCGATCGGCTTAATAACGGTATTTGTCTCCGCTATGTAAATATCGCTGCGGCGTTTCTTCGCCAGCTCTTTAAGCTCGTCCTCGGCTTGCACCATTTGATAAAAGCCGTCGTACACAAGCGCCGCTTGGTCTAACTTCGGCGCTAAGCAGTAAATTTCCTGCCCGTACTCCGGCTCTAAATACGCCATATATGCAATGATCGCAGAGGCAAATAAACTTTTGCCGTTTTTTCTGCCGATCACAATGAAAATTTCACGAAAAACACGTAATTTTTCTGCGTCCTGTATCCCGAAAATGACACAAACTATAGCTTTCTGCCATAGCTCCAATGTCAAAAGATCGTTGCGCCCCTTGCTGTGGTGGCAGAAGTTCTCTATAAACTTGATCGCCTTATTTGCCGCCTTTGCATTGAAAAAATATTCCTGCTTTTCCAGCCCCGCTACAATGATCTGATAAATTGCCAGTATCCATTTACCCGCCACAATTTCGCCGCTTGTGATCTTGGCGTAGTATTCGTAAATGTAGTTCTTGTAAGGCATTTACGCCGTTACTCTTCCCGCAGGGCAGCAAGCCTGCTGTTCTTTCTTTTTGCGGCTGGCACTAACTCGGTCAGCTGCTTAATGATCGCTGCATAATTCTTGCTTAAGGCTATGTACGTCTCCGCCTCTGGGCTTTTCTTTGTGCCGTACTGGTTTTCGCCATTCTTGTACTCGCTCGTCCAGCCGTCCTGCTCTATGGTTTCCTGTAGGTCGTCCAGCTCCACGCTCATAAATGCAGCCTTTTCTATCAGCGGCGTTACTAATTTGCGCTTGTTGTCCTCTAAGTCCTTGAAAATTCCTCTAAGTCTGGTCTTTTCAGACTTAATGCGCTGTTCTTTGGTCTTTTCTTTCCTTGTCGCCATTTCTTTACCCTCTTTCCTGCCTACCACACCCCCTACACCACCCGTGCGCACGCCCGTAGGGTAATTTTAGGGTATCCCCCTCGGTATCCGTCCCCTTTAATTATTTTTCTGATATGGGGGGGATTAAGCGCCCGTCAGCGTCAAAGCCATAGCGTAAGCTCGGCTGCCGCTTGTGGTGTTCCTTGTTGTGGCAATCTTGGCACAACGCCTCTAGGTTGTCCCAGTTAAGCGTTATGCTCCTGTCGTTTATGTTTCTCCTGTTAAGCCAGCACTTATGGTGTACTATCTTTGCTGGCTCTCCGCAGCGCTCGCATATAAAGTCCTGCGCTATCAAGTATGCCGCTCTGGTTTTCTCCCAGTCCGCAGATAAGTAAAACTCTCTCGCCCATTCTTTCACGCTGCCCGCCTCTCTTTCTTTCAAATTCCCAGCGCCCTAAGTTTCATGCGCTGGGTAGGAGGTAAAGAATGTAAGACACAAAAAGAGTAGGCTACTGCTGCCGCTGGCACGGTCTTAAGCTCTCGCCTACTCTTTTCATGTTACCATTATACCGCTTTGCAAATACCATGTAAACACCACGATTTTACCACGATATTCCCGTATGTCTCGTTTCTCTGTAAATTACCAGCTCTCTTACTGGCACGCCTGCTGCCCGCAGCTGCTCGTATATATCCTGTATCTCTCTCCTAAACCAGATCGCATAATGTTGCGGTACTGCTGCATATTGCCGCTCTGTAAATGGATTGTCTGCGTATGCCCTTACTTCTGACAGTTCATTCATAAGCAACGGCTTGCTCTGGTCTAATAAAAGCCGCAGTATGTATGCAAGCGTCCTGCCCTGCTGCCTGCCCTCTGGCGGCTGCCATATTCCAGTTATGATATACAGCCTTTGCCACTCGTAAAGCTCTATGCTTAATGCCTGCTCTATGCACTCTATCAACTCCGCTGCTGCCTGCTGCTCCTTTATTGCCCGTCGTTTCTCCTTGTACCGCCGTAACCACGCCTTTATCTCAATCATTATTTTACCCTGTCCTCGTCAATTCCCCAAAGCAATACGGACAGCTCGTTAATGATCGCCGTTACCCAGCGTCTCGGCGTGTTCTTGCCTGTGTCCAGTTCCTCTGCGATCTGCCCGTAGTCCCAGCCCTGCATAAAGTACAGTTCAAACGCCCTGTACTCTATCTCTCTTCCCGTTGCCTTTCTCCTGCGCTCGATCTCTTCTACCGCCTTGTTAATATGCGCTGTCATAATCAGCGTCTTAAACCGTGTGCGCCGGATACTCTCTAAATACGTCCGCTGCTGCTCCGCCGTCATTTCCTTAAGCTCCAGCTGCTCCCCGTCGCTTATTGCGTTCTCAATGTGAAAAACTGCGTCTCTGTAGCATTTCATCAGCGTAAATGTATTGTGGTATTTGTCACGCTTGCGCTCCGCCTCTTCCTGCTTTTTCTGCTCCCTTACTGCCGCCCTCGCCGCTTTCTGTATCAGTTCTTCAAGATCAGCCTGCGGCATTACTACCCAGCCCTCGCCTGCTGCCTCTCCCTCTTGTGCCTGCGGCAAATTCCCAGCCATTGCCGCTGCCAGCCCGTCCGTCATTTCCTGCGCTGTCATTCCAGCGCCCTTATTCTCTGTCTCCTGCATTATCCTTGCCCCTTTCTGCTATGTCTTTTAAATAGCTCATAATTCCGCTTAATTCTACGATCACGATAAGCAATAAAAAATTTGTCATTCCTCGCCGCTCCTTTCGTAAGCCGCAGCAAGCGCCGCCGTCAATGCGTCCGCTGCGTCCTGCCGTTTCTGTATCCTCTCTGGTCTTGTAAGTCTCGTATACTCCAGCTGATCTGCCCGCAGGATTTCCGCTATTTTCTCCGCCGCCTGTTCGCTGTATGTAAGCGCCCGTAGCTCGTCCTCGCCACCTAAAGCGTTTTTCTCATATACGCCATAATAGAGATCACTATGTCGTCTCACTTCCCAGCTAAATACGCAGCCCCGTATTTCTAACGGTTGCACATTATCCGCAATATTTCTGAACGCCGTACCTGCTCTGTCGCAGGCGCTCCCAAACACACGCATAGCATTTGCCAGCCCGTTTGTAATGCTCTCGGCTGCCCGTATCAAAGCCTCGTTAAAATCAGCATTAGCAAGGACGTTTTCCGCCCTTGCTCTCTGTCTGCGCCTCTTGCGCCTGTCTATGCTTGCTGGTGGATTTACCCCGTAGCGCTTTTTATAATTCTTTTTCCACTGCCTGTAGTTCATATTCCGTTTTCCCGCCTTTCCCGATCGCTTAATACTCTCGGCTCATTGATTTTTACTATCGTATTCCCGTTTCCAAAATCCCAGCCTGCATACGCCCTTATAAAAATCTTTTCTTCCGTTCCGTCCGCATATTCTACAGGAATTTCTAAAACAATCTCTCTCATGCTCCCGCCCCGCTTTCCGTGTCCGTTTCGGACACCTTTTTACTATATGCCGTTACTCTGATACCTAAAATGCAGTACCCCTCTGCAAGCCCTGTGTAATCTTCCAGCATATAAACAATATCAGCGTCTATGGTATTCCCCATATACTTGCCGTCCTTAAATTCCAACATTTTAAGGCTGTCGCCCTCTTTATAGTCTCTGTCATTCTTCCGCAGCTCAAAGCTCTTTTTTCCGCTCGCCACATCATCATAGTATGACGTTGCTATTTTGATCTCGTGCTGTTTATGATCTGCGGCTCTCTCACTCGGCAGACTCTCCATTTTTTCTGCGTCCGCCCGCTCCTGCAATTTCCGCTTTGTCTCTTTGTCTATCCTGTCCTGCTCTTCACTGTAAAGCTGCTCTGCCGTTTTTTCCGCCTCTGCCTTGTTTATGTACTGATCGCATTTTTCGCAAGTGCCAGTCTTTACGTTGCACTCCTTGTACCGCTGGCAGGAATAGCACAAAGACGTTATACTCTCTGGGTGCGGCGTTTCGTAATCGTCGCCCGCCTTTTTCTCCGCCACCTTTGCCGCTATTTCCTTTGCCCTCACGTTCTCGCCTGCTGCCGCCTGCGCTGCGATCTCCCTTTGTTCGTTCTCTCCCAGCTTTGCAGCCTCGTAAGCAGCCGTTATGCCAATGTCGCCATTTTTCAGCGCCTCTTTTACTTCCGGCACGGCGTTATTGTTAATGCTCTCCATTCTGGCTACGTTCTCTCCGATCATTTCAGCGATCAGATCACGCATTTTACCTCTGATCTCCAGCCCGTCCTCTTCTTTCGCTCTGATAAGCGCCGCCTTTGTCCTCTCCACAAGCCGCATTTTCTCATAGGGCGTAAGCTCCTGCGTGTATCCGTTGCCAGCCAATAAGCTAAGCTCATACATTGCCTCGCTCATATCCCTGTAGCGGTACGCTACTTTCTCATACTCTTTATGCCCCCGTTCCAGATTGAAAATATTTGCAGCATTGCGCCGGTGTCCGTCAATTATCCTAAATTCCCCGTTTACCCGTGCCAATACTGTAGGCTGCTCCTGCCCCACGTGTAAAAAGCTGTCCGCCAGTTCCTCAATGCCTGTAAGCTGCTGGTGCGTGTTCTCCGGCGCAGGCTGTACCTCATACGGGCTTAAATAAATCTCCGTGTACTTCTCTACCATGCCAGCTGCTCCCGCTTTGCTCTTTGCGTTCAAAATGTCGTTAATTCCAAACCTTGCCATGTTCTTTACCTCGCTCTCTTATAATTCGCCTAGCAGCGTTCTTATTGCTCGTATCGCCTCTCGTTCCGCCTCGTCTCGTTTCCTCTCTCACTCTTCCGCCCGTTCTGGGTGCTGCTCTCTCCTGTAATTGCTGTATATCCATTGCCATTCCTCACGGGATACTCTGCGCTTATATAGCCTGTATTTCAACTCTTCGTCAAAATACTGTTGTTCCTCTTTTGTCTGATCTAATGCGAAACGCCTATACATCAGCCTTGACGGGCTTACAATCCCCAGCAGCCCCCTTATTCCTTTTGCCCTTATGCTTTTCGGTATTCTCGGCGGCTTTTTCTGTTGCAATTCCTCGTACATTATCTGCGTACCCCCGTGTACTCTGTCACAAATTTTTTATAGCTCTGCGCCGCACCGCAGCACGGGCTGTACTCGTAAATCGGTTTCCGCATAAAAGAATTTTCCGCTACTTTCTTGGAATATCTGATAACACCCAGTATGTTGTATTTTCCCTGCTGCCCCAGCCATTCCACGCCTGCTGCCTCGCCGTCCGTATTCTGGTAAACCGTAACCAGAACGCCTGCAAGGCGCAGCCTGTCATTAAATGCCCGTGCGTCCTCTATCTGCTCCGCCACAATATCCAGCCCCTCTAATGCGTCCTCGTCGATCTTCACGGGTACTATAACCTCGTCCGTGATCGCCAGTGCATTTACCACGTTAAGCCCTATGTCTGGTGGATTGTCGATAATGCAGTAATCATACCCGCAGCGTACCCAGTCTGCGTGCTGTACTAATTTCTTGTACCGCTCCGTCTGGCTCTCGTCGTCTGTTTTCGTCAAATTCCACGTAGCCCCAAACAGTGACATATTAGAGGCTATAATATCTATTCCCTCGTACTCCGTCGCCTGTATCAGCTCTGTTGCGGTCTGCCAGTCTCCACAAAGCAGCTTTGCGATCGGCGCTACCTCGTCGGCATTGTATCTGCCGTATGCCTTGCTTAAGTTTCCCTGCTTGTCGTTGTCGATCAGCAGCACTTTATAGCCCCTCTTCATCAGCTCGTATGCCATGTTTACGGCTGTAAAGGTCTTGGCTACCCCGCCCTTTAAATTTAAAATGCTTATCGTCCTCATTCTTTGCCTCTCTTTCTGCGCCCTCAACGCAAAATTATTGTTTCCTGCTCTTTTGTCAGCCCGTCCGGCTTTAATAAATACTGCTCTATCAGCTCCGCCGCTGCCTGCCAGCCATAGCAGACGGCAGTATAATAGCCCTGCTGCCGCAGGAATTTAAGCCACGCTTTCTGCTTTTCCGTCGTAGTGTTCTTTCCAGCCTTAAGCTCTATGTAAAGCCCGTGGTATTCTGCCCGTGGCGCTGGTAAAACAATATCCGGCACGCCTGCCTTTACGCCCTGCCGCTTAAGCGCTATTGCCGTGGCTGCGTCACGCTTTCCGCCGTTCGGTACGTGGTGCATATATTCCAGCTCCGGCATACGCCCCAGCTGATACGCCGCCCAGCTAAACAGTGCCTCTTGCTGCCCGCTCTCGTCGTCCAGTCTAAAGTTTCTCATGCTCTCGCCTCTCTTTCTGCGCCCGTTTTAATACCATGCGCTGCGCCTTTCTATCCCAGCTCGGTATAGTCTGTATTGTAATTTCTTTGCCGTCCGGCAGCCTCGCTTTGATCGTCCGGCGCTCATGCGTTACCTCGTTTCTGCAAAGATCGTAATACTCGCAGAAGAGGCAGCAGCAGCGGCAGTGCTTACCCCGCTGGAATATCCAATACTTAAGCCTCTGTATCATATTCTTTTCCTGCCTTTCCGCTGTCGCCCCGTTCCAGCTCGTCCCTTGCGTCCAGTGCTGCCTTAAGCAATCCAAAGCCCAAAAATGCTATGCTTACCAGCCCCATAATAACGGCTACGATTATCAGCACTATTGCTACAATCCATTCAAAAGCGTTCACATTATCCCCCCCTCGTCGTGTTTTCTATCAGCCTGTAGCAGAAATACCCGTAGCCGTAATAATCTGGGCTATGCACGCCTTTTCTTATGCTGTCCTTGTCTACGTAGTATCCCTTGATCGGTCTTGCCTCTGCCTTAAACCACTCTCTGTCTGTAATTATCCTGTACTCCGGCTCTGGTCTTACAAGGTTTTTGCTGCAATTCCAGCGCTTGCCCTGTAACGCCCCGTCCTCTCCTTTGTTGTGTGTCCCTGTGTACTTGATGAAATACGCCGCAAGGTCTTTGTAGTCTCCTGTATCGTCCAGCGGGAATACCTTAACCCTGTTATGCCCCTCATACGCTTTATACCAGCACTGCTGCAATATCTTTGTGTCGATCTGGTTAATAACAAGGTGGTGGTGTCTCGCTCCCTTTTTGCCGATCTCCATAACGTGTATGTACTTAAGCTCCCTGCCCTGCTTTTTAAATTCCTTGCGCAGCTCCCGCAGAAAAATATCTATGTCCTTGCGCATTTCCTCTTTTGTCCTATCTGGCTGCCCTTTGTGGCGTATGTAATCTAAGACTAAGTGAAAATCTCCGTAACAAAAATTAGCGTTCATCAGAATACGCAGCTTTCTTTCTGCCTGTCTGGTATTGATCTTTTGCTGCTGCTCCTGCGTCGGCTTTACCTTATCCCCTCTCTTAATGCCTTTCTTTTTGTATCTGCTGGTAAAGTACCTCTCTATCTCTATCGTTTTTCCGGCTTTGGTTATTCTCTCTACATACGGCATACTCTGTACCCTCTTTCTGTCGGATAGTTAATACTTTTATCAAGTGTTAAAACGGGCTGTAAGCGCCCGTATTTTCTTGACTTTCTGCCATAGGCTCGTCGTCGCCCTCGTTGGAAAATCCTAAACA